CAATCCTTTTACAAAAGGTACGCGGGCATGGTATTTCTTTATTAACGCACGGGCCTCTTCCAGATCGATGTCCATTTGATCGCTCAGTTTATTGACCCCCATACCATACATAATACCTAAATTAATCGTTTTGGCTTGCTTTCGAGGAATATTTGCCATTTCAGCCACTAACGTGTGAAAATCTGTACTGGGATCGTTCCGGTAATTATCTACAAACTCTTGTACGCCTTCCAGAGGTATCGCACGGGTTTTTCCATAGACATAAGCGTAGTGAACCAAGATCCGTGGTTCTTGTTGCGAGAAATCTATTGAAGTCCACTTCTGCCCTTCTTCAGGCAGAAACAAACTACGGATTAATGGGCCCATCTCAGGGTCACGCGCCGGAACATTTTGAAGGTTCGGATGGTTCATAGAAATACGGCCCGAAACAGTTCCCCCGTCGTCACTTCTAATTTGATTTATATGCGAATGTATGCGACCATCTGATCTACAGTGCTTCATAATGGTATTAATGAACGTACCGGAGGTCTTGTTGAGACTTCGGGCTTGTACAATAGCTTGCGCGAGCGGGTGTTTGTTTTCAGTAAGGAAGCTCTTTGTAAAACTAGGCGCTCCCTTCTCTGTTCGAGGATATGATATGTCTAGTTTGTCGAAAGCTTTTTGCAACGACTGGGCCGCCCAGATTTCAACCTCACTTCCGACCATTTTTTTAATGTCCAAATGCAATTGTTGTTCTCTTTTTAACAGACTATCTCGCGTAATTTCTACTTTGTCTTGATCTACTCGCACTCCGCGCCATGTCATATCGACTAAACAGGGTAATAAGTCCAACTCTAAGTTAACAACCGACCACAAATCCTGTATTCCAATCTGCATCGAAAAATAAGTCCAGAGTTCCAAAGTCAGTTCGGCATCTGCTTGGGCATAGGGGCCCACAAATTGGCTTGGGAGCTTGTACATCTCTGATTTTGGGTCAACTCCAAACGATATTGCGGCTTCTTTTAAACCTTTTTCTGATTTAGTTTTGTTCAATAGGTCGTAGGCCAGTGCGTTCAGACTGTAACTAAATCTGTTTTCGTCTAAAAGAGATGCAACCACCATCGTATCGACAATACGCCCGTTGATCGTAAAGCCCATACGTTTAATCCAGCCTGCATCGTACTGTGCGTTGTGCATAATTTTATCGGCGGGGCATTCAAACACTTTTTTAAGCCACTTATTGACGATCCGCTCGTCTAAGTTTCCGCCACCAACATGCCTGATAGGTAGATAACCAGACCAGTCTTCGGTAGCAATAGCATAACCAATCACTTCCCCGTCTCCTGTTGCCCATCCCGGACCATTGGTTTTAAGGTTTGGATCTTTTGTTTCTACATCGATGGCTATTTTCTTAGCATTAAAGATATCGGGGAGTTCTGCGGGTGGAACCCACTCGCTTTTTGGTAGGAACATAGCCATTTGTAGTGCCATTTAGTCTTCTCCGCCTAATGCCGCGTAGCCCGCAATGTCCACCCAACTGTCTTCATGATCTGGTGATATTATAAGCCTTGCTTGTTTTACTGCAACCATGCATTGATACACCTGAGATACCGTTATTTCTTTATCTAAGATAACAGACCATATCTTTGCTATTCTTTCATGGTTCTCGTAAGCATCGCCGTAGTCCTTGGCCCGTGGCCCGTTAACTAAGCTCTCTGCTTTTTGCAGTATTTCTTCTCGTTTCATAGATGGTAGCTCCTTGAGATATCTTCGGGTTCAACAATAAATAGGTTTTCTTTCGTGCGGGTTACGCCAACGTAGAAGGTTCGGTGGACATCGTCGGCATCAATTCTCATAGATTCGTCGGCGGCGGGGCTTAGATCGGTAAACAGCACCACATTATCTGCCTCCCCGCCTTTAGATCCATGTATCGTAGATACGTTGATGCGGGGAACGCCGTTAAACTTTTCTCCGCGTCGAAGCATAGCCACGATATAGGCTCTATCTCTTTCTGGCATTTTATCCATCGCTTCGTGCCAAAGCATTTCTTTTGTTGCCAGAAGCCCGTGATCCTCAACAAGATCTTTAAAAGTGTAGAAGTTGTCTTCATCAAGACCTGACAGTCTTTTAAATCCTCTGGCGATACGATCTTTTGTAGACATAAACGAATAGATTGCTTTAACTGTGTTTCCAAGCACGGATTTCCCCGATCTCACTTGCTCCCACCCATTGACCGCGTTGCTCACGCGCTCGGAAACACTACGGTGACCTCTAAAGTTAAATAATCTTCCCGATGATTTTAACTCGTTTGCCACTTCTTGTAATTGATAACCTGCTTGTGCGAGAATGAGCCATGTGCCGTGGGCCATGTCCAGTTCTGATACAGTTGATATTCGTTTGACCGTTCCGCTCTCTTCGCGAGGCTTGTAGTCTTTTGGAAAGCGCCGGTGGATACGCTTGGCAATGCCTTGAGCTACGCCCCAGACGTTTGTGGGGACACGGTAGGATTGCGATAGGGTTTCGGACGAACCATTTAGATTAATAAAATGATCTACGTTTGCGCCTGCCCATCTATAAATTGCTTGGTCATCGTCGCCTGCACAATACATTCGCTCAGATTTTTTATCGAGCATGTGTGCAATATCCCATTGGAGGGGGGATAGATCTTGCGCTTCGTCTAAGAAGGTAACAGCAAAGTGGGGGCAACAGGTGTCACCTGTCTCCGCAAAGAGCTTTAGCATGTCGGTGAAGTCATACATGTTGAACTCATCTTTGTAATTCTTAAGAGCTTCTGCAATGTAAGCAACGGTATTCCAATCGGTGTCGATGCGGCTTTCGTTATATTGCTGACGGAGGGGTACTTTTCGTAAGGTAGCGAGGCTTATGAGAGATAGTACAGGATCGCTAGATCGGTTCATTTCGGGCATATCCTCCATACCGCCGCGTGTGTTTACACCAAAGCTTACGCCGATAGCGTCTCCAAGTTCTTTATAATGCTCATTTTGCAGAACCTGTTCGGTTCGGATGTCGGTTAAGGATAACGCGAGCGAATGCAACGTTCTAAAATAGAACAGGTCTTTTTGCGGATCAAGGTTAAACCGTGCCGCCGCCCGTTCTTTTGCTTCGTTTGCCGCTTTGCGTGTAAAGGCCAGAAATGCAATATTCGTCGGAGCAACGCCCGCCGATAAGTTCTGGTCTACCATATCAAGAAGCTTCGTTGTTTTCCCCGTTCCCGGAGGGCCGAAAATTCTGAACATCGTATCCCTTATCTTCCATATTCTTTACAATAATCCTGACGCGCTCTTTACTTAGATCAAAGCGATCGCCAATGGCTTGTAACTTTAGATATTGTTGTTTCCGCAATCGAAAGATTTCTAAGTTACGACGTTCAATTGTCCACGTTTTGTGGTCTTCAATGTCTTGCGACAGAACTTTGTTTTGGAGTTCAAGCAACTCTCGAAGCCTCAGTATCTCCATGTCTTTAAAAAACTCTGCATCTTCACTTTTAGTACCCATCTTCTGCTATCTCCTTTAATTTTCTTTTTTCTAAAAATATAGGCGTTTGTTCCCCCACCCAACTTCCCACTACGTTGAAATCTAAGAACTCATACGCATCTTCAAGACTCATCTTATCGCGTTTCATTAAAATACGAGCGCACTTATCGTAGTCGTAGACCGCAACGTCGAGACACCCCGATCTGTGACCCACCCCAATAAATGCTTTATCAAACCCATCTGCTATTAACATTAGAACGGTTCCTCCTTAGATTTAAACTTTGGCGGCGAGATATCTATGTCTGATCTATCAAACGAAGGTATCTTCCAGACACGGACGGCCCTTCCCTTTATCTTTAACACAACACTCTCACCGTTAATGTCGCGCAGTCGTTGAGCTATCTTATGCGATTTATATTCAAAAAACTTGTTCTTTCTTAAATGCGCTTCAAAATCTCTCAACCTAAAGTAGGTTATAGACTCCTCCTCGTCGGTCCACGGGCGGCGAAGTAAGATCTCTTCTTTATCTTGCGCTTGTTGTAAGAAACGACAGAACTCTTCTAGATA